CACTAAAACGAGGATGGATGCCGCTAGCACTATCCACAAGTTGACTAACTGTCCCAGAGGGTTTGACACAAGTAATAGCAGTAGAAGCATTAACGCCAAGCTGTTTAGCATATTTTGCATTAGTAGATATAGCGACATCTTTTAATTCCTCTAATATCATAGGTAAAGTTAGTTTACCTCCATGTTCTCCTGTTGGCATCTGATCATAAGGACATGTACCATTTAGAACAGGGTGGTCCATTATTCCCGTCAGGGAGACACCAAGTAAGCACTCCTCCTCTGTATTACGCTTCCATACTGGGCGTAAATACCTGAAGTTGGTTAGAGTAGATTGGAGGGATCCAAGCTTACTCGCAATTTTGACCTTCCTCTTGAGGTCTTCAATGGTATCTCCAGCTCTAACGACGACCTCCGAAAGGTTACAGAACTGATTTGGGCGGAGGATAATTTCTGAGCAAGGATTTGTACCAAATTCAAAGTTGATATCTCTTCTGCCGTTTCTTTCTGCAACTTTTTTGGCAGCAACTCTAGAAAAGACACCACGTTCTCCTGATTTACTTTCATATAAACTGCTCCACTCTTTCATAAAAGAGTCTAGTGTTGGTTTTTCTGTATAACAAGCAGAGTTGTTAGCTAAGCCTCTCTGTGGGTTGTCAATCCACCACTGTCCACTCTTAGCTCCCCGCATCCTGTCGTCTGAGAGATTAGATAGGGAAATAAGAGCACTACGACGCACACCGCCAACCACAACAATATCAGCAATTTTGCATACCAAGTCGTGACATTCAAGAGAGGTGAGACGCCTACCCACAGCGCCACTAAATAGATTGACACAAAAACTAAATAGAATATGTAAAGGATCAGATCCACTAGCCCTACCTCCAAAAGTTTTTAACCTAGCACCACTAGGTCTAATTTTGCTCATATCCCATTTAGGGATTTGTCCAGAATATAGCAATGCAATAAGCTGTTTAAAGGCTGTAGCCCAGCCAATCTTACTATCTGCAACAACAATAACTGTATCACATGGGTGCATATCATTGTTAACTTCTGGCAGCTTAGTTACAAATTGTCTTTCTACGCTAAACCCAACACCAGTGCCACACATTAACACGTACATCAACTCGTCAAAAGCACGTGGGTGGTCTATAGGTAGGTAGGAACAGTTGAACCCAGCAACATTATCCCTCTCTAATGCCTCCCCTGCTGTCATAAGACAGCGCATAGAGGGCATAACTTCTAGATTGATGATAGCTTGTTTTAATTCTTCGTAGTCTTTTTCTGAAATTTTGTCAGCAAAAAAATCTACATAACGTCCTACCGTCTCTGCCCAAGTCTCTCGTCTATTCTTTTCTGGTAGCCACCGAGCATATCTACTCGTGGCAATGTATTGTTGATAATTATCCAATATTTGTTTCCCCTCTTAATAAGCTTAAGTAGACAGAGGCTTTCTCTAAATCTCTGTCCATTGTTGAATTCTTCCAGTTAGCTCTGCAAGAATATTTTAATACATTACCTAATAAAAACCCTTCCCACTGCTCATCAGTGAGTTTGGCTTTTATGATGGCAAATGTCTCTATACCACCTTCATCATAATAACTACTGTTATTATCTAGTGCCATGAAACTACTCCTCTAGCTAACTTCTCAGCTTCGAAGGTGCCGACAGGGACATCACCAGCCTTTAAAAATTCATATTGATCTGCAAATACGTTACTCACTAGTTAACACCTCCCAACTCTCAGGGAACAATGGCTTAACCACCTCGTCCCATTGTTTAGCTAAGTCTTGAATCTCCACTTGAGCATGAGCATCAATACGTTGCTTATATGCTCTAGCCCATGCAGCTAAGCTGCCTGTTACATAATAGCTTGTGTACATAGACTGCGGAAGAACCATACGTGCTTGTTCAGGTGCTACTCCTGCTTCCAACAGATTGTCGTACACATGGGTACACACCTCGTAGTAGGGCAGCAAGTCCCCTGTATACTCACAACGTATGGTAGGTTCAATATCAACAGTGCTTTCACCGCTACCCTGCTTAACACTGCCCTCTGGCCTACTACGCCATGTATCAGGAGTGAAGAACTCAGGCTCATCATCTACATATCGTCTACTAACTTCATTGTACGTAAACCCCACCATGTGCTTGAAACGTTGTCTAGCTACGAAGATCGGTACAGTTTCTCGCATACAAATCTGTGGGTGTGAGAACGGAGTCCAATGATTGTGCTTAGCTAGGTAGTTTAATAATTTGCTGTCTTTTGTAGGTAGCTTACTAATATTAAAGTATTCCCCACAAGGACTTGGCGAGCTTGATGGCCCACGTCCATCCTCATCGTAGTACTCATACTCGCTCTGCTTATCAAAGCTAACACGAGCAGCATTCACCACCATCAAATCATCTCCCATTGAGGAGATTAACTCAGCCTTCATCCCTACTCTCCGTAAGTAAACCCTCTAGCATAGCTATAGCGTCATTAACATCATCTTCTATGTCTTCGTATTCGCTACCGCTAGCTAACTCTCTTAAAATATTAAGAAGTGTATCCACTTCCCACTTAGTAATTTGTATCACGATATCTCTCCTTCAAAGAATATAAGCTTACAGGTTTTTCGTCGAAGCTTCCATCCTCTACATTATAGAACATCCACAACCCAGCCCAACTGCCGTTGGTTTGTGGTGATAAATACTCCTCGTCATGTGGGTAGTAGATGCCAGCGAACAGTCCAGTCATGTGCCTACCGTCAGCTCTGCGAGCGAAGGCTATATCTCTATCCTGTACGTGACCCATAACACAAGACATGTGCTTCTTCTTGAGAAGAAGAGAGGCACTGCTGACAGGTCTACCCATAACGCCAGAAGTAAAATAATGGCAATACGCAATGCCATCCAGTATTACAGGTTCTAAGAAATCGTACACCTCCCAGCCATGCTCTTCAAGGTTGAAGTGGTGATATCCTATTAAACCTTCTAGCTTGCGATCACTATCTATAGCTCGTTCAATACGTTGCTCATGATTGCCTATGCAAAACACCAATCTTGGTGTATAGCGTTTCTTCTTTTGTATCTTTGCCTTGCGATTGTAATCGTGTATGGGCCTCATAAAGGCATCCATAGCCATGTTACCCGCCTCAATATCGTCTACATACGCCCTCCCTTCATAACTCTTCTTACCAACATCATAAGAAGACAAGGAAGGCATATCCCAATGATCCCCTATGTGTATAATAACTTCAGGCTGTTTTTCAACAGCATACATACCAGCCCATGTTAAATGCTCTACGCTGTGTCCGGGCTTAACCTGCGTATCTGGAATAATTAAATGATTAGGCATCTACTCACTCCGTTATAGATATATGCATAAACTCGTCATTACAATCAAAACAAAAGCTTGCCTCGAAGCCATCATATCCAACCACAGCTTGTGGATTCCCCTTTTCAGGCAATTCCTGTGCAATAAGACGTTTATCTCTATAAACCATTTCAATGGGGCCGCCAACCCTAATAGTTAGATCTGCCTCGTCATATCCATAAGGAATAGATAAGAAGTCTAGTAGTTCCTTAACTCTGTCTCTGTCAGTCATTTAGCTAACCACCTCTGAAATATTTCAATACGTAATTTTTGATTACTTCCTTCTTCTAGTCCTATTCCGCGCAAAAATCGCCGCTGCTTTTCCGCGTTTAACTTACGAAATTCTGTCATTCTTGGGTCAATACCTCTCTCGTCATTTGTTTTTAGGCGGTGGCACTCCTTGCACAAAACTTGCAAGTTACTGGTATCACAGAACATGCGGTTTATGTATTCATCCCAAGTCAGGTGTTTTGCTCCTGTAATAGGCTGGATATGATCCACAGCCCGGTTAACAACACGCTTGCGTCTCCACTCCTTTTTTACTTCATGCGGGCCTCTTTTATATCCCTCACATCTAAAATATCCTCTTTTAGTGTTTGATTTCTTAAGAATTTCATTTCTATTGGGAAATCTTTGGTATGCCTGCCTAAGCGCAGACACTATAAATGTCCGAAATCTTGCATCTGTCCAACCTTTAACTGGTGATGTCATGGTGTCCACATCTCGTCTGGCTCTCTTCTCATCCATAAACAAACCCCCTGCTGTGTCAAATAATCAATACCAAAACCCCTACTCTCATACTCATCTTTAACCACCTCTAACCAATCCTCTCTATACTGCGGTAGTATTGCTTCTGCTTTCTTCTTGCCTACTTTTGGTAGGCCGGGTATACCGTCCGTACTATCTCCCATTAGTAGTTGTCTGGCAAAGTTTAGATCAGCCTGTTCTGGTGTGATGTAATACATATCATTTTTAGACCAGTTATAATGCCATCCGGGTGTGTTATCTAAGTCTTTATCAATACTAACTATACAACTCTCAACACCCTCTTTAGAGCATTGCATTTGCCGCCAGCTAACTCTGTCGTCAACCTCCTCCCCTTCAATCTGTACAGCACCATACTTACCCTTCAAATGTTTAATCATTTGTTTCATGTGTTTAGGCTTTGCGGCACTCTTTCTGTTAGCTTTGTATTCTGGGAATACATCATATCTAAAGTTACCACTACCACCGACATACATCTCGTAACCAGAATGTTCAATAGCGAAGAAGTTCTCAACAGTTTGGCGTAGGTTGTGTAAAGTGATTCCCACAGGACCAGCTTCGCTGTGTGGTTGAATGTCACAATCCCATTGCTCTGCAAACTCTTTGGCTTCTGCTTTGTATTGAAACTGTTCTAGTAGTGCACCCTCCTTGGTGCACAAATAACTCCTCTCTTCGTTTGCAAACCCCGCCCTATAAAGGGCGGAATCTGCATCTATAAGTAATAGCATACCCTCTTCTCCTAGATGTTACTCCTCATCGTCTGGGCTAGGAATGATGTCCTCCAACTCCACGCCACCTGCTTTAACTACACTAGCTAGCTTAACGTAAAGGTTGTCACTAATCTCGTTAATCAAAGCAATACCAGCGTCAAACTTAGCGCTTTGCTTTGCAGGTAGTTTAACCACCTCTTTCTCTAAGAAAGTGGCAAAGATTCGCTGCGCTTCTTTTTGACAGTGTTGATATGCAATAGACACATCTCTATTAGTTGCAGAAGCTTTAACTACTGGCTGCGGAGCTACACTCTCTTGTTGTGGAGGAGCTTGTTGTGGTGCAGGTGCCCCTCCTGTGACCGTTACATTCGTAGCCTCGTCATACCCTGCTGCGTTCTTCCCTCCAACAAAGCTGACAGTTACACCGTCAGCAACGCCTGCCGGTAGTTTAAAACCCAAACCGTAGTAAGTGCCATCAACTTTAATTTTGTAGGCAGTCTTTTGCCCAAACTTTGTGGTCACTGGGTTTGCGTATAGTTTTTCAACAACACCTGTTTGCATATTAAGCCTCTTTAAATTCGTATGGTGTGGGTAAGTCATAACCCACTTCTTCTCCGACCCCCCAATTAGGGCCAATCTTAACACCACAACCTAATGGTACGTTAAACTGTACATTATAAACTGTGTTAAGATAATTATAGCACGATTTTCCAAAACTGTGTAGTGCTATCTGGTTTATTTTCTCAATCTCCTCTTCTTTTATCTCCATAATAATGCTGTCATGCACAGTGTTAACTATAAAACTTTCCAAGTTTTGTCGGTGCATTTCATGCCACATATAAATAATTGACACAGGTATAATATCTGCTGTGGCAAAGGATTGTATTGGATAGTTGTAGATATTACTCTCTTCTGGTATATAGCCATCCTTACTTCTGGATGCGCGTATACGGGGGAAGAAAAACTCCAACCCTGACGGTATTCTAAACTTCTTATCTCTTATAGCTTGGTCTTTCCACCTCTCTTGTGTCCTAGCGACACCTGCATATTTAGTTTTAAATGCTTCATAATAAGCTTTCTCCGCTTTAGTACCACTCCTACCGCCAAATAGCGGTTTAAATGTGTGTGCTTTTGCTGTTTGTCTATCTGTCTCCTGTCCTGCTGCTGTTATAGTGTCTGCTGTATACTGGTGTACGTCCACCCCTCCCACAATGTCGTTAATAGCTTGAGCATCTTGACCTAAAAAAGCTGCAACACGAAACTCTAACTGTGCACCATCTGCCTCACCCATTAGCCACCCTTTGTTCCTAGCCTTGATGCAAGGCTTAAAGATGCGCGGCATGTTTTGGAACTGTACGCCGTACTTCTTACCATTGCTACTCAATCTATGTGTCTGTGTGATTGCTTGGTTGAATTGGGCATGTAGCAGCTCATCATTATCAATACACTCTTTAAACTTGTTTAATGTTTTACTAAGCTGGGCTTCCACGATGCTTCGCTTATCAAGAAGTCCTTGTACCTCTCGTTGTATTTTATTTCGCGCTTTAAGGCTTCTAATTGTTCCAACATCTGCCTTTCTGCGTCCCGTAGAAGACCTAATCGGACTTCCATCTCTTCCAGATAACTCAGCAAATCCCAGCTTGTCATAGATCACCTCTCCAACTTGTAAGGGGGAATTCCAGTTAATGTCAGCAATTGTTGATAGCTTGTTTTTAATCTCAGCTTGCTCTTTAATTGCTCTGTTATATTCTTTACTAACTTTGTCACCATCTAAGCACATACCTTTGCTTTCTATATCCGCTAACACGGGAGTTAGTAAGCATCTAGTTAGCATTGTCTTTAGCTTGTCTTGTTCACAAATCAGCTTGAGCTGCTTTTTAAACACACCCCTAGTCACACCTACATCATACTCACAGCGGCGCTGTAATAAGCTCTCAGGTAGGTCTGATGGACACACACCACCTTTCATGCATAAATCAACATAAGGTTCTTTGCCGGGGTAGCCATACCGCTTTGCTGTGGCATCTAAGTTAATAGGTTTATCCCCTTGTCTATTGCCATAGATGACATGCTCTGCAATCATTGTGTCCCAAACTAAAACCTTGCTAACGTCTAAGCCACACCTAGCTAACCAGCCTAGATCAAACTTAATGTTATGCCCAACCAAGAACACATCGGATTCGCACAGCTGTATAAGCTCATCAAGCTTCCCCACGCCACCCCAAACAGAGTGGACAGTGCCGGAGCCAACAGAATAACTAGTAAGCACAACGCGATTGGTGCTATCAGTGCTATCCCCATAGTTTCTATTAGTTGTCTCACAATCCAAAGTAATGTATTGAAGTCGTCTGTAAACCTCTGGATCTGGTTCTTTAAGAAATTCATAAACGTCCACACTTACAAATCCTCCCCTCTTGCATGTTTCTCATTCCAAAACCCGCGTAAATCATCATAATCTTCTTTTAACATATCTTGGTAAAATGCCTCTTCCATATAATCGTACAAAGTTGCAGCTCGATCTCTATCCACACCCAATAGCTTGGCAACCTCTTGCTCTGTGTAGTTATGCTTGAGCTTACCTAACGCACGCTCAATTATATACAACACCCCTCTCCGAGTTAATCCCAGCTCATCGGCTATTTGCTGTAACGTCATCATTGGTCTGCCACTCTTGAGAGTTCTGGTATTACATCGACGGGGAAGTTGTCATGCTTCCCGCTAAGTTTGTTCTTAGTTAGGCATAGCCTCCTATTATCTTGCTGCTCATAACCACTGTCCATACCCATACCAATCATAACATCCATTTGACCCTGAACTCCAACGTTTGAATAATACATATGATTCTTCTCTAAGATGTTCTTGCCGTAGGCGTCGTCACTCGCTTGATGAACAATACCACAAACTAAATTGTTTTTCTTAGCTAGAGCACGTAAGCCACAAGCTAAAATCTCATTCTTCTCCACCTTACTAGAGCTTCTGCACTCCATGTTAGCCATCTGATCAACAATACAAATTTCTGGCTTGTACTTCTCTTGCAAAACTCTAATCTCTCGCAAGCTTCCGGGTGTTAATTCTTTAAATACTAAATTGCCATACCCGTTAGCAAACGCTAGTGCCTTTGCTTTTGCTGGCTCTGCTATTATCTCCTCTTTTGTCATGCCAGACAAATTACAATAAAAACGCAATAACATACTCTGCGCGGGATCTTCATTACCGCAATACAACACCTTACGCCCATCTCGTAAGAAACCGCATGAGATATTTATAGCTAATAAACTTTTACCCACTTCAGTGGGTGCGTATATTGCGAACTGGTGCCCTCCCACAAAACCACCATCTAATCGATCATTAAGTGCTGGCGGGTGCACTGAAATCAAACCTTCACCACTAACATCTGCCAGTATATCCTCAATGTCTGCGGCGATGTACGTTGTATCTTCTGTCTCCTCCTCTAGCGAGTCGGCGTTTAAAAACTCCTCTAATAAATCGCTATAATCTTCATCACCCAAAAAAGCATCAGCTAGTGCGTGCTTCATGGCCTCTTTCTTTAACTCGATATACTCTTTTGTGACATTATCTACGCTAACTTCTTGGAAGTTATCGACAACAGTGTTAATGATCTTCGCACTCTTAGGATATTTACGAGCTATTACATCTTTTAATAGCCCTCTATCAACACGCTGTGCCTCAGAGTCCGTATCGTAATACTCATCAATTTGTTCAACCAACAACCACCCTTGCTCTGTGAAATCTTGTTGCTTCCTGAATGGGATGATGGCTTGATACGCCCCTCTACTCTGGAGCATAGCCGCTAATACGCGCTGCTCTCTATTCATTTACTCACCACTTATAAGTAATGTAACAACAACAATATTTATAATAACCATACCAACAATTAAAATTATACTAGTAGTATCCACTTTATGCTACCTCCAGTTTTTTAATAGCAGTCAATACAGAATCTCTTTCTGCTAACCATGCCGTTGCTGACCTTTCCGCCGACCATGCTGCTGACCTTGCTGACCTTGCTGATGACCATGCTGACCACTCTGCTGACCATGCTATTGACTCTGCTGTCCATGCTGACCATGCTGCTGACCATGCTGACC